GACTACAAGGCACCCAAGGTTTACAGGGTACTCAAGGTATTCAGGGTCTGCAAGGGGTGCAAGGAGTTCAGGGAACTCAAGGTACTCAGGGTTTACTAGGCATCCAAGGTATACAAGGTTTACAGGGTGTTCAAGGCACTCAAGGACTACAGGGCATCCAAGGCATCCAAGGTCTCCAAGGCATCCAAGGCATCCAAGGCATCCAAGGTTCGCTAGGCATTCAAGGCTTGCAAGGTAGACAAGGCATCCAAGGATTCCAAGGTGCATTCTTCGTACAATCCACTACCACCCCAACGGGAGGTATTGGTTCTGCGTGGTACGACCCAACAACTGGTAAGTCATACATCTATGACGGCACCTACTGGGTAGAAATCGGCACAGCCCCAGTTGGACCAATCGGTTTACAAGGAGCGCTGGGTGTTCAGGGTATACAAGGCATCCAAAGTTTGCAGGGTATTCAGGGTCTACTCGGTGTTCAAGGTTTACTTGGTATTCAGGGTACACAAGGCACCCAAGGTTTGCAGGGCATACAAGGTGTACAAGGCATACAAGGATTGCAGGGATTTGGGTTTGCGCAAGCGCAGGGCACGCAAGGCATCCAAGGCATTCAGGGCGTACAGGGAACTACTGGTGATACAGGCGCTGGCGGTACTTTAGGTTATTACGGTTCGTTCTATGACATGACCGACCAAACTCTTGCTTCTATTTCTACAGCCCAAGTTATTGCAATCGGGACTACTGTAGAGTCAAATGGTATAAGCATCCAAAATGGTGATGAAGTTACCTTTGAGTACGCTGGAACTTACAGTCTTACATTTTCCATTCAAATTACTAATCTTGCAAACTCTGTTGAGAAGGCAATTTTCTGGTTAAAGACCAACAATGTTGATTACCCTGATTCTGCTACAGAAATAGATTTACCACCACGCAAGGATGCAAGTAATCCTAATCGTCAAGTAGTTACAATTAACTACGTAGCCACTGCTACCGCAGGGCAACAAGTACAGGTTTACTGGGCTGGAACTAGCACAGAACTTAGAGTCGAATCGCTACCTGCTGGAACATCTCCAGTATATCCAGCAATACCTTCAATTATTCTTACCGCAGTACAAGTTATGTATACACAACTTGGAGCGCAGGGTATTCAAGGTTTGCAAGGCGTACAAGGGTTACAAGGTTTACAAGGCATACAAGGTTTTTCAATCCAAGGTACGCAAGGCTTGCTAGGTATACAAGGCGTACAAGGCTTTATAGGAATTCAAGGCGCAATAGGAACGACAGGAATTCAAGGCTTAGTAGGAGAAACTGGTCTTCAAGGCATTCAAGGTATTCAAGGCATACAAGGTCTCCAAGGCGCAATAGGTCTCCAAGGCGAGCAAGGTATCCAAGGCACAACTGGAGAAACTGGTGCTACAGGCATTCAAGGCATAGATGGCTTGCAAGGCATTACAGGCATACAAGGCATTCAAGGCATCCAAGGATTAATTGGTACAGAAGGTGTTCAAGGCTTATTTGGAATTCAAGGAATCCAAGGTTCATCTGGAGTCCAAGGCTCTATAGGTATACAAGGTATCGACGGTCTAAATGGTGAAAATGGTGTAGTAGGTTCTAACGGAACTCAAGGCATTCAAGGCTCTACAGGAACCCAAGGCACGACAGGCGAGCAAGGGGTCCAAGGTATAACAGGTGAACAAGGAGCATTGGGTCTACAGGGCATAGCAGGTGCAGGCGTACAGGGCGCGACAGGAATCCAAGGCAGTACAGGAATCCAAGGCACAATAGGTGCGGGAATCCAAGGCAGTACAGGAATCCAAGGCACAATAGGTGCGGGAATCCAAGGTCTCCAAGGCTCTACTGGCGACTCTGGCGCTGGTGCTTACTACCAACCTACTGCTCCAACTTCGCCCCTTACTGGATACTTATGGGTTGATTCAAGTCAAACACTTAGTACTTATACAAATGTCTACACACAAGCGCAGGTTGATACACTACTATTGACACTAGAAAATAGTATTGCTCCAGACTCGGACCAAATAATTCTTTCTAATAGGATTTTCTCGTGAGACTAGAACGCCTCTTTCCTAATGTTAACTACTCTAGAATTTCTCAGGGAAATCTTGAGAATCAAATAAATCAACTTCTTTACAGCCCAAGAGTTGCCGTTTTTCCTAATGTAAATTCGGTGCAAAGTCTTGTGCTTCCAGCAGACGCTAGAACAATTCTTGTTAAGGCTTGGGGGGCTGGGGGTGGCGCTGGAAAAGTTGGTGGTTGGCTTTATGGCGCTGACGGTGGTGGTGGTGGCTATTCAACAGCAATTATTGATGGAGTTTCAGGAACTCTTGGAGTTGTAACTGGTCAACAGGGTTATCGAAATCAAGGAGTTGGCAAAGGTTTTGGCGGTGGCAGTTCTGCTTCTGGAAACGGCACAGATAACAGTTACGGCGGCGGTGGCGGTGGCTATAGTGGAGTTTTTACTAGCACAACTATTAATCAGGCTAATGCCCTTGTAATTGCTGGCGGCGGCGGCGGTGGTGGCAGTTCACGCGCTGGAACTGGCAATATTGGCGGTGCTGGGGGCGGGGAAACTGCTCAAGACGGTACTTCACCATACGATTCTAAAACTGCTTATCGCGGGCGTGCTGGAACTCAATTAGGGGCTGGTGCTGATGCTTCTAGTGATAGCCCTAATACCACAGGCGGGCAAGGCGCTCTTGTAGGCGGTTACTCCCGTACTAACAGTTACGGCGGCGGCGGAGGCGGTGGCTACTTTGGTGGCTCTGGGGGTGGCTATTCCGAATCCAATACTATGGCTGGCGGTGGTGGTGGCTCAGGCTTTATTCGCGCTGGAGCAATTGCATCATCAAATATAACTGGTTCTGCTCGAACTCCAGCAGGTATATCTGATGTTTCTTACCCATACGGATTAAATGCTGGTTACGGTGGCGTGGCTAATACTTCCGATGGAACTGCTGGTTTTGTGGTAATCTACTACTAACGACTAAAGGATTATTAAAATGGCAACTTTTTCTAAGATAGCCCTGTCTGGTTCAACTAATGGCAAAGGCATTGCTGTTGTTGCTACAGCCACAGCAGGAACTTTAATTCACGCTGCTCAATCTGGAACTGCTGGATTTGACGAAGTTTGGATGTACGCAACTAACCCAACCGCTTCGGCAGTCGTGTTAACAGTTGAATACGGTGGCGCTACTACCGCTGACCAAATTAAAGTCACAATTCCAAGTCAATCGGGACTAACAGTTGTAGTCGCTGGACTTGTATTGCAAAATGCTTTAGAAATTCGTGCTTTTTGTGGAACTGCAAGTGCTATTAACATCAGCGGGTACGTTAACAGGATTACCTAATGGCTCTAGCAGGATATGTTTGGTCTGGCTCTGAGTGGGAAAACTTTACTGGACCTAGCCCCGAAACACTACCCGCTGGAACAATTGCAATGTGGGTTAAAGCAACCCCGCCAACGGGTTGGTTTATTTGTGATGGCGCTCAATACAACAAGACAACTTATGCTCAACTTTTTACTAATGTTGGTAATGCTTATGAGTTGGGTACTGAAACAGCAGGTAACTCTCGTTTACCAAACATGGTAGATAGGTTTGTAATTGGTTCCGACATAAAAGATAAAGTTACTCAACAAATTGCTTATCAAACAAACAGCGTTTCTACTCAGTTGCATACTTTTGTTTCAACAATAGCCATTGGAACTGGAAACACTACACACAATCACAGTCTTGCTTCTGTAAACAGTGACCATGCTCATAATACAAACACTCCAACAACCAACGGAGATGGCGCTCATAACCACCCAATGAACGCTCATAACCCAAATGCAACTGGTGCTACAACAGTTACACGTCTTATTGGTAGTTCTGGAACTACCAATCAATCCCACTCTCATAACGCAAATGCTCCATCAACTAACGGCGGTGGGGGGCATAATCATTCTTTAAATGCAGTTAGCACTAACAATGCTAATGTTGTTTCTCACGCACACAACACAAATGATTCCACATTAAATACTCACACTCATACTATTACTAATAATCCAGTTTTAACAGCAGTTCCAACTTCAACTGTTATTCCCGCGTTTCGGGCTATTTATTTTATTATTAAGGCAACTGATGGCTGATAGAATTGCTTTTGTTGAAAGTTCGGGCTGGAAAGCATTTTCTGGCAAACCTGCAACTTTGTTTTATACAGGACAAATTATTATGACTGGCGGAGTCAATGTACCGCTCCCCGCTGGTTGGCTTTGGTGCGATGGTTCATTATTTAGCACTACAATTTATCCAGAATTAGCAACCGTTTTAGCAAATAACTTTGACAATGGTTCTGTTCCCTCAGGTTTTATGCGATTGCCAAATTTTGTTAATACTCTACCAACACATAAATCTGCAACTGTTGGGGCTATTGGCGGGTCTCAATCTCATTTTCATGGGGTAGACACTGCTGGCTACGTATTAAACAACACTGGAGCGCATACTCATGGTTACAATGCAGTTAGTTTAAGTCACTCTCACAATACAAATGGATTTGGAACAACTTCAACAGCGGCACATAATCATGGTGTTAATGGTGTCAGCACTGGACTTGGAACTCAGCGTACTAGGCGTGGAACTAACGGACTTGAAACAAATGCAAACCACACTCATCCAGTTACCCAGAGCAATACTGCTGGCGGTGGAGACCATAATCACGGTGCCAATGGGGTTTCTACAAGTTATGTAGGTGGAAACCATGACCACGGAGGTTCTTCCTCTGATGGCGGTCACACGCACACGGTTTTTGGTGCTGGAATTATTTATTCTAATGATTTAACAAACATTCCAGACGTTGTATTAGTTAATTTTATGATTAGGGCTTTGTAATGACAGTTCCAGACATTTATCCCTCATACATTACCGATGGGGCTAACGCACCAGTTGAATTATCTGGAGGAGTCTCTGACTCATTTCCTACTGGTTTAATTATTTTTCACTCGTCTACTACAATTCCATCTGGTTGGTTGGCTTGTAGCGGAGGTAGTGTTCTTAAAAATGATTACCCAGATTTGTATTCTGTACTAGGAGCAAATGCTTTTGGTACTGATACTTTAACTAATTTCTTTTTGCCTAATTTTATTGATTTATTTCCAATTGGTGTATCTGAAACAAAAGCATTAAACGCTACTGGCGGGAACACAACTCACGTTCATGGAAATGTTGCGATTTCTACCACTACAAGTAGTGAATCTTTAGTCCACGACCACACTACAACTTTTGGCAATCCCGACCACTCCCACAGCAATTCAAATGCAACTGCTTCAAATGCTAATGATGGCGACCATAATCACGGTATTAATGCAGCCAATACCGCTGGCGCAACTGCAAATACAGCAGCAACTACTGGAACTGGAGTAGGTGTAAACGCAAGTCACACGCACGGTATTAATGCTCCATCTACTAATGGAGGTGGTGGCACTTTTCATAACTGGGGCGGTATGTCAACTGGAAACCAAGGGGATGGGGTAACTAGCCATAATCATTCAGTTGCAAGCACTTCCGTACTGTCTCACTCGCATACGGGTTCACATCCAAGTGCGGCTTCTACTTCAGGGACTCACATTCCTCCATTTCTTGTGGTACAGTTTATTATCAAAACCTAGGAGTATAAATGCCAACATATCTACCAAAAAACTATTCATCAATTTCAACACTTTGCAATATTGCTTCTCAATATGGTCAACAGACTCTTTATAACTACGAACAAGTAGATATTCTTGAAGCAAGTTTAGAGTTTTTAAATTCAGAATCTCTTGAAGCAGAGAGTGTTCGCAGTCAACTAGAAAGTGCAAAACATCAAGCATCACAGACTGCAAGTGCTGAAGTAGTCGCTCTTGCTCGGCTTCGCGCGGCTGTTGATGAGTTAATCCCTTCAGAATAATATGAAAAATAAAAAACCCCTAAAAGTTGAATTTATTACGACATCTAAAGAAGATTTTATTAAGATGTCTCGTCCTGTTCCATCAATAAAATCTTTACCAAATTGGTATGCCGAACAAAAAAGTTATACAGAAGGCGTAAAGCGCATACAAGACACTGGTACTTACAACCACACTATTAAAAAATGTATGCCTGTTTTTGACGTAATGTCTTCTGGTTATATGTTTAAAACTTTTTGTGACCTTAACGTAGAAAAGAACGAAGAAAACACTTCATGGCAGTGGAGCATGGATGATTTTATTGCTATTGAATCGCATAAAAAATCACAGTTCGATTCAATGCCAATTGATAAAGACTTGTGGGATACAGAGTTTGCTTTTAAATTTATTAACCCGTGGATTATGAGAACTCCAAAAGGTTACTCGACTCTTTTTACAATGCCTTTTCATCATTATAATTTGCCTTTTTATACTTTGCCAGCAGTCGTTGACACAGACAAACACCCGATTGCTGTTAATTTCCCGTTTTTAATTAGAAAAGATTTTAAGGGTTTGATTCCTGCTGGAACTCCTTTTGTTCAAGCAATACCATTTAAAAGGGACGATTGGGACTCAGAATTTTTAATTGAGCCAATTGAAAAGTCTCGTGGAGAATTTCATAGAGGTCAACAAAAATTTGGAAATCGCTATAAAACTTTTTGGCGGGAGATAAAAACATACAATTAATAGCATTATGTTTTTAAGACATACTACTAAAGGACTACATATGACAACTTTTGTGCAAGAAACCTTGGATAGCGGGGGGTCAATTTCCCCTCTTATTATTGCTAATGAGGCTAGTAATAGCACTGGTCTAATGAATCCGTCTGTTTTTATTGATAAAGATGGGGATATTCTTGTAAATCTAAGGCACGTAAACTACACGCTTTACCACTCTGAAGGAAACCAACGCTTCACTAGCCGTTGGGGTCCTCTTGCGTATTTGCATCCTGAAACTGACCAGCGTCTTGCTACAACAAATTATTTATGTAAATTAAACGAGAATCTAGAAATAGAAAAGTCAACAGTTGTTGACACGTCTTTGCTTGATGTTGAGCCCCTTTGGGAGTTTGTTGGTCTTGAAGATGCTCGTTTAGTTTATTGGGAAGACAAATATTACCTAATTGGTGTTCGTCGCGACACGACTACGAGCGGTCAAGGTCGTATGGAGTTTAGTGAAATCGAACTAGACAAAGAAAACTGGACTGCAAAAGAAGTTTCTAGGCATAGAATTCCTGCTCCACTCAATGGTAATTCATATTGTGAAAAAAACTGGGTTCCAGTTTTAGATATGCCATTCCACTTAGTTAAGTGGACTGCTCCTACAGAACTTGTTCAAGCGCATCTAGAAAACCCTCCACGTTGCGAACAACTCTTTGTTCGTGAAGGTGTCTCTGCTCCTGCAGACCAACGCGGTGGGTCTCAGGTATTTCGTTGGGGTAATTACCGCGTATCAATCACTCACGAAGTTTATTTATTCAATAACTATCTAGGACGTAAGGACGGCATATACCGTCACAGATTTTGTGTGTGGGATGACCAATGGAATCTAGTTGGTGTTTCTCCTAACCCCATTACGTTTTTAGATGCTCGCGTAGAGTTCTGTGCTGGCGCTGCTGTTTTTGGTGAGAACTTATTAGTAACTTTTGGATTTCAAGATAACGCTGCATACATTCTTGATGTGCCTAAACAACTTGTGGATAAATATGTGCTGGAGGCTTTGTCAAATGTACAATAATATTAAAGAATTAATCTCATCTCTATCTTTTGAACCTCACAGCGCTGAACTTAATTTTAAGATAGCCGTTGAATATGAAAACATTGGTCAGAATGCTTCTGCGATATCCTTTTATTTAAGAGCAGCAGAGTATGGGATAACCAAAGAACTGGTCTACTCTTCTCTTATTAAAGTTGGAATTTGTTTAGAGCGTCAAGGCGAACGAGACTGGAACGTAAGTAATAGTTTTCTTCAGGCTATTGAACATACTCCAGAGCGACCAGAGGCTTACTACAAACTATCTAAGTTCTATGAAAAAACAGCAAACTGGCAAGAGTGCCATACTTTTGCTGAACTTGGTCTTGTCCAAGAAAACAAAGAATTAGCACCGCTTCCTGTTGATGTTGGATATATCGGCGTAAACGCTTTAGAGTTTCAAAAGGCTTTAAGTGCTTGGTGGCTAGACCGCCAAAGCGAAAGTTTAGATATGTTTATTAAACTAGGAAATCTTAAAGAACTTGAGCCCTCTCACAGGTCTGCGGTGCATAACAGTCTTAAAACTTTTAATGTTCAGTTAGATAAAATTGCTATTGTTCTTCCCGTGCGAGATAACGGAACAGGTAGAGCGCAAAGACTAATTAAGTGTCTTAATTCATGGTCTAAAGTGACTGAGGGACTTTCAGACGTTCACATCATTATTGACTCTGATGACACTCATAATTTTGGATTTTTAAGCGAGCATAAAAATAAATTTAGCGTAACGGTACAGCCACCTGAACTTACCCTTATGGAAAAAATAAACACAGTTGGACCAGAACTAGCAAAAACATACAAATACATAATGTTTGTTGGAGACGACTTAGTATTTAAGACTTTATGGGAGTCCGAGTTTATTGAGTACTTAAGTAGTGTCCCTGCTGGTCTTGTGTACGGAAACACTCTTGACCTTCCAGACCACATAAACTGGGGAACTCACCCGTGCATTACAACAAATATGGTTCGTGCTGTTGGATTCTATGGTTGCCCTGCAGTTGCTCATAACTTCTTTGATAACTTCTGGAGCGAGATAGCAAAAGAACTTGGAACTGAAAAGTTTATGCCAGATATTATTATGGACCACCGTAGAACTGGATGGACTCCAGATACCATCTACCACAAAGTGACTGGTCTTTTAGAGTCTGATAAAGAAAAATATGAAGACTACAAAGCAAATAAATTTAGTGAAGACCTACAAAAAATAAAGGACTACATCAATGTTAGATAGAATTGCATTAATTCTTCCAATACGTTACGCGGGAGAGGATAGAAAAAAACGTCTCAAAGGCGCTATTAACTCTTGGCATAGACAGTCCGAAGGGCTTTCAGATTTGCATGTCATTATTGATGATGACAATTTAGAAGTGTTTGACTTTTTATACTCTGTTAAGGAGATAGAAAGTATTACAGTTCAATCTGCTGAAAATACTTTGATGCAAAAACTAAACACTATTGCTTTAGATATTGCTAGTAACTACAAATACATGGCTTTTACGGCTGATGATATTGTTTTTCAGACTCCTTGGGAGTCTAGATTTGTTAACTACCTTAAAAGTGTTCCTTATGGAGTTGTATACGCAAACGACACAATTCATGGTCAGAACCTGCCCACGCATCCTTGTGTGTCAAGCAATTTAGTGACTGCTCTTGGATTTTTTGGGTGCCCTGCTGTTGCTCACAACTACTTTGATAATTTTTGGATGTCTGTAGGGAAAGAGTTAGGATATATTGAATATTTTGATGATGTAATTATGAAGCATATGCATCCTATTGCTGGAAGAGCGCCTCAGGACGAACTAAGCGTTAAAGTTCTTGGCTTGATGGATAGTGATGGAGAAGGATACGCGAACTACATGGACAAAAATTTTAAGGAAGACATAGAAAAAATTAAAAAAATGACTACGCAATGACAAAAACTTTAGATTTAGGTTGCGGAATAAATCCTAGAAATCCATACAATGCCGATGAAGTTTTCGGGGGAGAGATTGTTGAACTTGGCAACCCAAACATTAAGGTTGCTGACCTAGCCATAGACCCCATTCCATTCGAGGATGACTTTTTTGATTATGTTTCTGGTTACGACTTTTTAGAGCACATCCCTCGCGTTATTTACCTTGGTCGCGAACGTAAGCAACCATTCATTGACATTATGAGTGAAGTATGGCGCGTTCTTAAGCCTAGCGGTGTTGCTTATTTTGCTACTCCTGCAGTGCCTCATCACGAAACCTTTCAAGACCCTCAGCACGTTAACTACATCAGCACCAAGAGTGTTCTTTATTTTGTTCAGCCGTCTAAAAAAACCAATTGGGACCAGTCAATGGGGCTTTGTCATCAGTATGGGTTTATAGGTAACTTTGAATTAGTCAACCAGTACTGGCATGAAAATGTTCCCTACTGGCTTATTTGGGAGTTAAAGGCTGTAAAGTGAAAGTAGTTGATTGCTTCCCTTTCTTTGATGAGTTTCTCATTTTAGATGTACGTTTTAAAGAACTCTACGACTTAGTGGATAAGTTTGTCATTGTTGAATGCGAAGAAACTTTTACAGGAAAACCAAAGCCACTACATCTTTCTGAGCATCTATACCAGCGCTATCCGCAATACGCTGACAAAGTAGAAATTATTACTGTTCCAAGAGCGCAGTTTGAAAACCAGTGGGACAGAGAGTACTTCCAGAAGAATCACCTATGCAAAGAAAATATTCAGCATCTTGGGTTAGAAGACGGAGACCTTATTCTTCTTTCAGATGCAGATGAGATTCCTCGCAGGACCGTGATTGAAAGCCTTAAGAACGGGTTTAATGAGTTTGGTGGGGCTTTTCACTACAAAACTTACTATTACAAGTTTAATATACTTACAACTGAAATGTGTTGGCGCTCAAAGTATATTTCCTACAAGCACTTCACTAATCACACGGAAATTAGATTTATGGACCACGAATTAATTCCTGATGCTGGTTGGCATTTTTCTTACATCAAAACACCAGAAAACATCAAGAAAAAAATTGAAGCGTTTTCACATCAAGAATTTAACTTCGATTCAATAACTAACTTAGACAACATTGTTAGTAGTATTGAAGAGCGGACAGATTTGTTTCGTCGACAAGGTATGGATTTAGTTGTAGTCCCTGTCGATGAAACTTATCCTGAGTACATTAAAGAAAACTTAGACAAACTTACGGAGTGGATAGCATGAAAGTAGCAATTACAGGAGTCGCTGGATTTTTAGGTAGCCACATGGCTGACCACTTTCTTGCTCAAGGATGGGAAGTTTCTGGTGTAGACAACCTACTTGGTGGTTACAAGAGCAATATTCCAGAAGGCGTTGAGTTTTTTGAGGTAGACGCAACAGAGCCTGAGAACTTGCATAAAGCATTTGAAGGCGCAGACATTGTTCTTAATACTGCTTGCACTGCTTACGAAGGTCTCTCTGTTTTTTCTCCTGCACTAATTGTTCGCAATACTTCGTTGCTTGTTGCTTCTGTAATGAGCGCATCAGTAAAGTGCGGAGTCCGTAAAGTAGTTCAGTACTCTTCTATGGCTCGCTACGGTACTCAAGATGTCTTGCCCTATACCGAAGACATGACTCCAAAGCCTCAAGACCCTTACGGTATTTCAAAATACGAAGCAGAGCGCCTTGTAGCCAACATTGCTACAACTCATGGGCTTGAATACACAATCATGGTTCCGCACAACATTATTGGTCCGCGTCAAAAGTATGACGACCCATATCGTAACGTGGCTTCTATTATGACTAATCGTATGCTTCAAGGCAAGCAACCAATCATTTATGGTGACGGTACTCAGCAACGCTGTTTCTCGTTTATTCAAGACGTAATTAATCCGTCTGCGCTTGCTGCAACAACAAATATTGCTGATGGTCGCGTAGTAAATATTGGTCCAGACGAAGAAACAATAACAATTAACCAACTTGCAGAAAAGTTGGCTGAAATTATTGGTTTTGATTTAGACCCTATCTACATGCCTGGTCGTCCTCAGGAAGTTTACCGCGCCGAGTGTTCTTCAGAATTAGCCCGTGAGTTACTTGGGTACCACACTTCTACAACACTTGATGAAGGTCTTAAAGAACTTGTATCGTGGATTGATTCTGAAGGTGCTAAGCCTTTTAGTTATCATTTACCTCTTGAGTTTACTACTGAAAAGACTCCTAAAACTTGGTCTCATAGGTTGATGTAGTGAAACTATTTTTTGATGTTGGCGCTAATCGCGGTGAGGCTACGTGGATTGCTCTTAATACATATGGTTTTGACAAAGTAATTGCCTTTGAGCCAGCACCAAGAATGTATAAACTTCTTGCTGAAAACTATTTTTATGACCAGCGAGTAGTACCTCTTAAGGTTGCAGTATCAGATGTTGGTAACGAAACAATTGAGTTTTATGAATGCGGTAATGGAGAACTAAACCAAGGAGATGGAAGTTCTACGATGGAACTTTCTTGGATTAAGGGCGAGGATTCCCGTATTAAAGACATCGAGTACCGCACTGTACGCGCAAATACTTGCACTATGGATTGGGCTATTGAACAGTATGGACTTCCTAATTTAGTAAAAATAGATGTCGAGGGTGGGGAGTCTAAAGTTATTGCTGGAATGTCATACAAGCCAGAGCGTCTTTGTTTTGAGTGGCACATTGAGCATATGGATAGGCACGTTGAAGACCTAAAGCGCTTAGCCAAAGTAAATGGCTACACGGAGTACGCGCTTCAATACATTACACATCACCTCCTAGAGCCAACTGAATACCGACCAATTTCTAAAGCAGATTCAATCTACGATTGGCTAGATGAAACTAGAGATGCATGGCAATCTAGTGGCTGGATTACAGGCGGTCATCTAAGACAAAAGGCTGATGTTGGCATGATTTGGGTCAGGTAGACTTTCGCTCTTTGAGGTAAACTATTACTACCACAAAGACCACATGACGGAGCACGGATATGTCTACAGTTTTTCCTACATCACCCTCTAATGGTGATACCTATATTCCTCCGCAGGTACAAAAACTTTTAGCGTCTGACCGTGAAACTTCTGACAGTTTTGGCGAGTCAGTTTTTTTATCTGCAGATGGTTTTACACTAATTGTTGGCGCTCGTGCTGAATCCACCTCCCCAAACACACTAAACGGCGCTGCTTATGTATTCACCCGTTCAGGTTCTACATGGACTGAGCAAACAAAACTCTTAGCATCTGATGTGTTATCTGACACTGCATCTAACGCTCGATTTGGTTGGTCAGTCGCCCTCTCTTCAGACGGAAACACAGCCCTAATTGGTGCTTGGGGAGAAGCGACATCCCCAACTACATTTAACGGCGCTGCATACGTATTCACCCGCACGGCAGGTGTATGGACTGAGCAACAAAAAATCTTAGCATCAGACCGCGCAGCAGGTGATAATTTAGGCTATTCAGTCGCCCTTTCTTCGGATGGAAACATAGCCTTTATTGGCGCTCGTGCTGAATCCACCTCCCCAAACACAAACCAAGGCGCTGCTTACGTATTTACCCGCACAGCAGGTATATGGACAGAACAACAAAAATTAACAGCATCAGACCGAGCGTCAACTGATTATTTTGGTGCGTCAATGGCAATTTCCTCAGACGGAAATACAGCCTTAATTGGTGCTTACCTAGAAGACACCTCCCCTAATACAGACAATGGCGCTGCATATGTATTCACCCGCTCAGCAGGTGTATGGACACAGCAACAAAAACTTTTAGCATCAGACCTAGCAACAGGTGACGAGTTTGGTGCTTCAGTCGCCCTTTCCTCAGATGGCAATACAGCAATTGTTGGTGCTAGATACGAGAATACGTCTCCAAACGTAGACAACGGCGCTGCATATGTATTCACCCGCTCAGGTTCCACGTGGACACAGCAACAAAAACTTCTAGCGTCAGACCGTGCAGGAAGTGACCGTTTTGGTTGGTCAGTTTCCCTCTCAGCAAATGGAAATATTGCTCTTATTGGCGCTTACCTAGAGAGCGCCTCTCCAATCACAAATAACGGCGCTGCATACGTATTTACCCGTTCGGGTGTTACTTGGACTCAAAAACAAAAACTTGTAGCATCAGACCGCGCATCTGGTGACGAGTTTGGTTGGTCAGTCGCACTTTCTTCAGACGGTAACATTGCATTAATCGGTGCTTCTGGTGAAGACACTTCTCCAACGGGAGGGCAAGGCGCTGCATACGTATACAACTTTAACAACACTGGAACTCGCTATACCTACAATGCCACGGACAACCGTTGGGAAATAGATACGTCCATCCCTAAAAAGGCTCCAACAACACATCTTTTTACTTCTTCCGTTTCTTCTTGGACTATTCCAACTAGTGCTCGCGCAATTCATGCCGTAGTTATTGGTGGCGGAGGAGCAGGTGGTATGGGAGGTTCTGGTACAAGTGTTGCTGGCGGAGGTGGCGGTGGTGGCGGAGGTATGTCTATTCACACATACAATTTAATTTCTGGGTATCAAACTACTGCAGTTATCACAGTTGGCGCTGGTGGTAGCGGTAGCGGTAGCGGTGGCGGAACTTCAAGTTTTAAAATTGCTGACTCTGGCTCATTAGGAACATTAATTGCTGCTGGTGGTAGTGCTGGTTTTACTGGAGGAACAACCTTAGGTCAAGAGGGCTCTGGCGGTATAGGAATGTTTACTGGCGGCGCAGGCGGCGCAGGTTTAGATACTGGCTCAAATGACTCTCCTGCAATTTCAACTGGCGCTCGCGGAGGTGGTAGCGGTGGTGGGAATCACACTTCTAGTATTGGTGGAAATGGAAACGTCGCGCCTTTACTTTGGACAACATCTACTATAAACCCTGGCGCAGGTGGCGGTGGTGGTCTTGGTTCATCTACTAATTTCGGTACTATTGGTTCTCCTGGTAACCTTTATGGCGGTGGAGGTGGCGGTGGTGGTGCTGGTGCTTCTGGTTTTGGTGGTGCTATTGGTCGCGCTGGCGCTCAAGGTTGTGTTTTTCTCACGATTTGGTATGAATAATTATGACTTTTCCCTCTAGCCCAACAAACGGACAAACAGATGTTTTAGATAACATTACTTATACTTACTATTCTGCTACAAACTCTTGGGAAGTCACCAGTTTTAATGAGTTAATTGCACCTACAGTAACAGCACTAACTGCTAGTGCCACATTTATAGTTCCTGCTGGAGCAAAAGTTGTTGAAGTAACTTGCATTGGCGGTGGCGGTGGCGGTGGCGGTGGTGCTCGTAACCTCTCTGGTGATAGAGGTGGCGGTGGCGGCGGTGGTGGAGGACTGTCAAGATATTTATTTAGAGCAGAAGACCTTGGCGGTGTAGATGCATCAATTACTGTAACCGTGGGAGCAGGTGGTTCTGCTGGCGCAGCAACTGCATCAGGAACAACTGCTCTTGACGGTAACAACGGAACTTCTGGTGGAACAACATCTTTTGGAACATTCCTTTATGCCTACGGTGGTGCTAATGGTTTAGGGGGGACCGCCTCACCTCAAATTGGTGGTGCTGGTGGTTTAGGTATGTTTAGGGGTAGTTCTGGAGGAAATGCCTCGTATGAGGCAGATGGATTAAATGGAGTCGCTGGCGGTGGCGGTGGCGGTGGTGGCGAATTTTTTGGTTTAGGTTCTGTTCCAAGTGCTTTTAACCTGACTCAATCGGGGACTGCTGGTAGCGCAGGAACAAGCAACGCTACTTTAAGAGGTCCAGGTTCTGGTGGTAACGGAAGAGTTTCTACTACTACAACAGTTTCTGCTGCAGGTGCTGGAGGTCTTTATGGAGGCGGTGGCGGCGGTGGCGGTGAAGGCTCTACTGCTGGAGCAACAGGTGCTGGCGGTGCTGGCGGTGCTGGTGCAAGTGGTGCTTGTTTTGTTACAGTTTGGTATGGGTGATTTAAATGACTTTTCCTTCTAGTCCTGACAATGGCGAGCAATACACAATTAATAACGTCACGTGGGAGTATGTTTCATCCAAGGGCGCTTGGGAACTTATTGATTGGCAAAAACTTGGTGGAGTAACTGTAGAAGCATTTACTTCTTCAGGTACTTGGACAAAACCTGCAAATGCTGATGTAGTTTCTGTTGTTTGCATTGGTGGCGGTGGCGGTGGGGATACCTCAAGCATTACTACTTTCTTTGGTAGCACCTCTTATTATAATGGTGGTGGCGGCGGAGGCGGAGGTATGTCTTATTACACATACGATGCCGTCATTCTAGGCTCAACTGTAACTGTGACTGTCGGAACAGGTGGTGCTGGCGGAACTACCTATCTTGACTATGGTACTGCTTCAAACGGAGGAGACTCTAGTTTTGGGTCAAGTGGTGGTGTAAAAGCAGGAGGCGGTGCTGGCGCTGGTCATCAAGTAGGACTTAGTTATGGTGGATTTGGTGGCACTGGTATGTTTAGTGGAGGTAGCGGAGCAAATCCTGATGGAGGCTCTTTTTCTGGCACTTATTCTAATTTATATGGTGGTCCAGGTAATCCTTCTTATGGAGCCGCTGGTGGTGGAGGCAGTGGCGGTATAGGCGCTCCAGGCTCTCCTGTAGTCGGAGGAGACGGCGGTAACGCTGTTTCACACTCTATAAGCAACCCAAACTCTTCTCCTACGGGAATGGCTGTTCCTGCTTCTGGTGGAAAAGGCGGTTCGCCAAACGCTTCATTTACTCCGTCTGCAGGAAATTCTTACGGTGGCGGTGGCGGTGGAGGTTCTATAGACTCTACTGGTGGTGGTTTTTTCTATTTCGGTGCTTCAGGGGCTCCAGGTATTGTAGTTGTGATAACATGGTACTTAGCGTAAGAGATAAGGACAAAAGATGAGTGATAAGTACTTAGTGCTAAATGAAAACAACAAAGTTGTAAACATTATTGTTTATGAT